AGATGTTACTTTCTGCAAGACTTCTGGCTCTAAGTTCTCGACAAGCATTTCACCTTTCATTTCCATGATTTGATCTACAAAACGCTCTACTTCTCTTTGCCTGTTGACTAATCTTAATGAACCAAACTGCCCTTTTATTCTCTGTGCGGTAGCGGTTTCTCTATTTGCAGAAGCACCTCTCATGAGGTCTGAGATGCCCACGATTTCATAAATTGTCTGTATAATAACCTGTCTTGATTGGTATAGCTGTTGTAAAGCTTTTATAATATTATCAAGTGGTGCTTCCTGCATAACATTGGATAGTCCTCCACCTGCCTGCAACATTGCCATATTATCCACTGGCACAAATTGATTATCATGTGCATCAGACAGTCTTTGCAGTTCTTGGAATGAGGCATCGTAAACACCTCTTCTTTTTAACGCTTCTGTCAGAACTCCAATTCTTGCTGTAATTAAATCAAGTTCCGCTACCTGATCTTCATAGATCATAAACTCTGGTACTGGCACTGTCGTTGTTGTTGTCGAGATTGCATATAAAGGTTCTGGACAAGGCCAGAAATTCATCAGGTTATATGGATCATCGTTCTCTTCCAATATTTTGTCTAATGTTGCTGCTATAAATATTTGCTTGGACGTGCGTTTATCCCAAATCTCATAAATTTCAGCCCTGTCTGAATCCATTCCCTTTTCGTCTTTAGTCTGATAATCAGGCTTATAAGTTAATGGAATCTCTGCTGCTATCTTCTCACCATAAAAATCAACCAACTGCTGTTTTGTCATTAAATGCCTAAAAGCAATCCAGTTGACATCATCCCAAGTTCTATTCGGCTCTATAACAAAGTCAGACCAGTTGACATACTCACAATAGATAGACTGTTCACCAACAACATCTTCTGGTGGCCCTTTAACAAACAAACCTTGTGTATCCTGCAATACCTGATCTGCTGTAAACTCTTCACCATCTTTGCTCGTAAAACGAAACGTACCTTCACCCAAAGGCTGTGCCTCAATCGGTATTCTCTGTTCATCACCTTCAATGATTACTGGCTCATAACGCATACGCACAGTACCACGACCAACAATGAGCATATCTTCAATGGCTTTACGCATTGTGGCATCAAAGTTGTACATATCTAGCTGATACTGCAAGCCACGCTCTATCACCCTTGCAATCTGCCTACCCAGAGGATCACCATCTTTGAAACGTCTGGTAACTTTTGGCTTTGGCGTTTTAAAATACAAAGCTGACTTTAACGTATCGACATTGCTGTAAAAGATATTCATGGTGTGGAAAGGCCTATCTTGCCTGTCTAAACCATCATCACGAAATCTTTCAACTAAAGCCTGCGACCTTTCTCTCCAGGTCTGTTCAAAATCCCTAGCAAGTCTTATCTTATTATTCCAGAAAGCTGCTCTCTCATTATCTTTTTCAGGCTCTATTGCATCATTATTTGCATATTGTGCCAATTACAATCTCCATTGTCTGTTTGGTCTTGCATCATCTAATCCTGCCATCATTTCATCGACAGTCGGTGGCCTCCACATATCTTCTTCTACTTCTGGTAAAGGCCTTTGGTAGGGTCTAGCCATGCAGGCATATCTTGTCTCATCTGCTGCATGATCTTCTGATTTTGTATCTATATCTTCTGCTCTATGCTTATCGTGCTGTAAAATAGGCAATGTTCTTATAATATCGGTACAGGTTTCAAAGAACAGGAGCATTGGCTTGTTATCATCACCCATTAAACGCTGCCGTACCTGATCCCAACCTGCGACCCTAGAATTATCTGCTCTTCTGAAACGTACTCCCAACTTTGACATCCTCTCGCCAATAGAAGGGCCTGATTCCCATTTCCAAACAGATGGATCACCGACAGAAAAATCGATGCGTTCATAGCCTTCTCTGCTTTTAATACCTTGTGCAACTTCTTCAGCCGTCAACTTCAAACCACGATCAGGGCCAGAAGCACCATACCATTCACGATATTTTATTAATGCACCATCTGGATAGATATCCGACTGCTGTGCAACAGCGTACCATCCGACACAAAACGGCTTAGATGATCCCCAGTCAAAGCTTCTAAACCTTAACCACTGTTCTGGTATTTCAAACGGCTTTATCACATGACGATCACGCCTAAAGACATCACCAAAGAAAGAGCCAATAATTAAATCCCAATCACCTTCTCTTAATGCTCTAGCTAACTCTTCTGGCAAACCTGATAAAGATGCACCATAATTAGGGTCAATAAACTTATTATCCTCCATGCGAGAAGGAATATACATCGACATCCAACCCTTATCTTCCTTATTGCGAGGGTCTTTCATCGTTACATCATAAAAGTATGTCTCAGGCGGTGATGGATCAATATACAACGCTTTTAAGAAGTTATGACTGATACCACCTGGATTAGCCGTCATGACCAATCTTGGCAGATAATGTTTCTGTTTCGGCTCATAACCACCAAGCCTTAATCTACTTTTTATATAACCAAGCTGATAAGCAGACATTTGTCCTGCCTCATCAATGCCTGCAAAATGTATTTCAGCACCCTGTATTCGATCGCAATCAGAATCTCTCTCCAGATACTGAAACTGAATATAAGAGCCATTAAAGAATTCAAACCTTTTCCTGGACTCAGAGAAATTACCCAGTTCTTTTGGCAATTCCTTTTTTATCTGCTGTATATGGTTACTTTCTAACTCAGGCAATGACCTTCTAAAGATATATGCCTGCAAGCCAGGATTCTCACAGCAAAATGCGATACAATCCCATCTCAGTGCGTGACTTTTACCACCTCCATTGTTTTAGAAGCCTACCCCCCTCCAGAAAACTGGAAGGGGGTAGACCCCTACCGCTCCTCCAAAGAGGATTTGCCTAGCACGACACTTGTGTAGCAATGCCTGTTTCGGCTGCGGATCATATTCTAGCTTTATTGTTTTTGCCATTAGGCTACTGCTGTCATACTATCTTGCATTAAACTTGATAATAGCTGTGGACTATCTGTCTTTTCTAGATCAAACGCTGCATCAGAAGAGCGAATGTTTTTAGCATCAAAAATTACAGTTTCATCACCTGCTCTTACACCATCAAATCCTGCCGCTTTAGCTTTTTTAGTAAGCTTAGAAGCATTAAGACCAGAAACATCTCCACCTTCTCTAATGTAATCTGACAATGAGAATAAAAAGTCACTATTATAGCCTTCAAAGAAATCTATGTCCTTGTTAAAACTAGTTCTTACATCATCTGCAAATTGATAAAATAACCTTTCTTTTGCCTCTTCCTGTGTCTTTGGAAATTGAGTATCAGAACCAATCCTGTCTGCTATCATAAAAATTTCTCTAGGATCACCATCAAAACCATCATCTGTAGGGTCAATTATTTTAGCTGTGAAACCTGTAGTGCCATCAGCGTTTTGTGCAGGTAAAATTTTCACATTTTCATCAAAATATTTAACAACTTTTTTAGCACCTTTTAGTGCTTGCTTGTGCGTATCATCAAGCATATCAATCTTATCTAGTTTTTCTGCCCAGTTAATAAACACAAGCGGACTTCCTAAATAATTTGGCTCTCCAGATGTATCAGTTAAATCTAATAAATCACCTCTTACAAAGTATTCACCGACATTCTTGCCATAGTATCTTGCCTCTCCTGCATTATCAGCAAAATAAAATCCTCTACCAAAAAACCCTTCATCTCTTGAACCAATCTTGCTTTCATCAAACTCAGTTAATTTATCTGTGTTTGTTCCATGATATATAGGATTATCTACATCAAAGCCTAACTCTCTGGCTCTTTCTAACTTACTCGCTTTATCTAATGGTAACGACTGCGGTTCTACTTTGGCTATGCTTCCAACATCACTGGCAACGTCTGTAGCTTTACTAATTTTTCTAGCTGCACCAGGTGCTTTTAATAATGTTCCCAGTAATGCACTCGCACCTAATGTGGCAGGAGCAGCAAAAGTAGCCATATCGCCTGCAACACCTAATCCCTGTAAAGCGGCATCAAGATAATTACCCTGTCTTATATTCTGCCCAAAGCT